CATAGCACCTGGAGGATTATCAATTGATAACGCACTCAAGCTCTGTCCTGCTGTTTCTGCTAGATCACTAACATTATCCATTACAGTAGGACCTTCGAGAACTTGGCCCCAATAAGCATTGGCATCACGATTCCTAATTTCCGCCTCATCTTCTACACCTTCTAATAATTCCTTAAAAGGCGTCTCCATATCAGAGGGAATCGCGTGTTCTTCGCCTCGCCATGCCGCAGCATTTAGCATTTTCTCAGCAGCTATATAATCAGCCTGTTCCTCTGCTTCGTTCTTGCTGACTCCAAACGGATCTCCTGACTGATCGCCCAAGAATTGACGCATATGCTGATCTGAGATATTTTTAAACGTATTATACGCATCTTCTCTGCCTGTCCATCCAAAAGCATTGGCTACCAAAGGCTTAGCATAACCTCCAGCATATGCTTGTGATCTTGACTCTACATCAGCATATAAATGTTTTAGTGCGTTTTGTTTTAGTGTTTCTGTGTGACCCACTAGTTGGAACGCAGCCTCTGGTGAAATAGATGCTACTTCACCATTACGGAAAGCCTCTATTCCTATAAACGCTTGCTTCATATAATTATCTAAACCACTTATTATTCTATTTATATCTGCTTCATGCACAACTCCATCATCCATTGTGCGTTGGTATAAATTAAATACCGCATTAGCTGTAGCTCTGTTTATTTTATATCCTGTGAGCTTACCAGCTTCGTCATAGATCTCATTACCATCAACAAGAGCTAATATGTTATCGGTTGCATTTATAAGTTTAACGCCACGTTTCCAAGGCTCACTACCAAGCAGATCGGTAGTAAAGTCTGTAGATATTTTCGCGTGGTTTTCTGCCACATTAAAGTTAAGCTTTGCAGTGGCTGCAGATTTGTCTGCGCTTATTCTTGCGGCTTCGCGTAACGCTTCTTGGTCCTGCTGCACTTGGAATTTATAAAGTTGCGTGTATGTCTGCTTCATGGCACTACCAGCATTTGCTACACGCTCTGAATATGCTGACTTAAACGCCATGTCAGAAGATCCACTAAACAAGCCACCTAATTTAGAGTCTTGTTCTGTAGCGTTTTCCCACGCTGTAGTTGCATTTATACCACGTAACTGAGCAATCCTGTTTTTTTGAGCCTCTACCTCACTGCCTATAGTATAAGGCTCATTTGTTTCGGGATCAATCGCACCAAGCATCCCGCCAGTATTAACATTAGCAATATGCATTGACGCAGCTTGTTCACCAGCTCGCGTTGCTTTTGCTTCATTGTAATCCTGCATCTTCATCAGAGTATCAGTAGCTTGGCTTGCGTAGCCTAGCCCCTGACCTACACCCCGTAGAGCTTTTGACCACCCTCCTGATTCATACGCAGGAATCACAGGTAGATCAAAGTCTACGGGTTCGGCTTGCATATTTGAACCTGTTAATAGGCTGAAATAATTAGCACGTTTAACTGATTGTTTTTGAGCCGCTGCGATACGCTTACGCGCATCTTCTTGCATTTGGGCAACTTTATTTTGATATTTTACTCTATCTTTGTTCTCAAAATAGTTGCCTATGCCTGAGACTACTTGACTGCCAAAAGCTACAGCGCTAGGCACCCAAGGATCTATAGATTGTATTTTAGCCATATAGGTCTATTCTTTCACAATGTGAATTAATGGAGCTTGTATGTAGGAGATTACTTGGGTTTTCACCTTATCGTCCATAGGGGATTATCTTGCCATAAGGATCGATCATTACCGTTACCTTCGCCGGTCTCTCCACCGGCTCCATTAGGGTCCACACCAGCAGGTGTCCTAATTCCTGTTGATAACATGCCATAAGGATTAAACATTTTATCGCGTTCTTCTGGGGTAGTTGCCCAACGATGACCAGTCTCACTCTCATTTATAGCTAGATCACTTTCACCTTCAAGTCCTAACATACGGCGTACAATCTCTGCTTCTCTTTCCGAGGGTGAATAATCGGCAGGCATATTCTGCATCATACCTATTGCGGTTCGTTCTTCTTCACGCCTATACCTATCAGAATCTTCACCTGCTAATCGACTCTGGAGTGTGTCGCCATAAGCAGCATCTTGACCCTGGCCTCTACCATACAATTCAGCAGTAGCTAAATCTGTACGCCGACGGTCTTGTGTTCTACCAGCCTGTCCTGCAGCTACACGCTCCTCAAGCTCTCCACGTCCAAGCTCCTGCCTAAGACCTAAGTCTTGTGATGCTAGTGATGTCTCACCCTGACGCCGTGATGCAGATCCATAAAGCTCTTCACGCGCCAAGCCACGATTCGCCTGACCTTCCCCAGTTGTAACACCACGATCTAATGCGCGTTCACCTCGCTCGAACGTACGGCCAGCAGCAGCTTCACGTGCCGCTAGAGTTTTTCCGCCTTGACCTTGGCCATACATTTCAGTTTCTGCTATGTCCATACGTCTAGACTCTTGGCCTAGACCTCGTTCCCCAAGATCTCTACGAAGCGCTAAATCTTCGCCTTGTAAGCCTCTCGAAGCCGCTGCTTCTCTAGCTGCAAGAGTCTGACCTCCCTGACCTCTACCATATACTTCAGCCTCTGCAAGTCTACGACCAGCTGCGCCCGCTGTTCTAGATTCTGCTAATTGACCTCGACCTACCTCTAACTGGCCTCGGCCTAGTTCACCACGAAGTGCTAAGTCTTCACGTGATTGTGTCCTAGCTATACTTTCCTCACCTTGCCTACGTGTAGCAGTACCATATAATTCTTCGCGTCCTAAACGACGTTGTTCAGCAGCCATACCCTCACGCGATGTAATATCAGCACCTGCTAATTCTCCACGTTGGTCTAATTCTTGCTGACGTAATGCACGATCTCTACCTGCTTCTGATGCGCCTAGAGTACTCTCTCGACCTCCAGCAACTTCTCTATAACCATATAATTCTTCTCTGGCTAAACCTCTCTGTAGATCTGCTTGTGTAGCAGCTTGCTCTAGTTCCTGAGATCCTAGCGTACCTCCTGCATAACCAAGTCCTGACATTTGTTCTTCACGAGTCATAGCGCGTCCATATAACTGCTCACGATCTAATGCTCGTTGCTGGTCTGCCATCGCAGATCTCTGCGTAAGTTCACGTTCTGCTAGACCTCGCTGTGATACACCAGCACGATCCATCTCGTCTAATCTACGAGTCTCAGCAGCTATATCAGCCGCCTGGCCTGAAGATGCTAAGGTTTTAGCTCCACGAGCGCGATCCTCGGCCGAAGTAACCCCACCATACAATTCTTCACGCGCTAATTTCCGAGCTTCATCTGCTTGTACTCCCTGAGCTTCAAGCTCAGAAGCTCTCATTTGCATTTGAAATTCACGGTCTCTTGTAGATTCAGTCTGCTGAAACTCCCGACCTTTAGCACCCTCTCCAAACTGAGCTTGCTGGAGATCTGCTCTAGACTGACGTTCAGCAGCTCCTTCCGAAGTAGCTAAGTTATATTGCTGTTGTGATTGTATAGCTCGTAGCTCTCTGTCGGACTGAGATTCACCTACACGAGCTTCACGTTCTAGTTTTGCTTCGTCAAATTGACTTTGCTGCAAACCACTCGTTGCAGTACGATCTAATGCAGATTCGCTAACCCTTGAAGTACGCTCCGCAGTTTGCTGGTTAATCTGAGCTTGACCCAATATAGCTTGTAAATCACGATCTTCTCGCTGAGCTTCTCGTGCTAAGGTATCTTGATCACCTATTTTACCTAGAGCTTGACCTTCTTGTAAGGCTAACGATTGAGCCGCTAGGGTATCTTCCTTATCCGCGCCATACCTACCTGTAAGTTCAGCTTCGGCTAGACTCCTTTGGAGAGTGGCCTTTTCATCAAAAGTACCCGTAATTCCGGCTTGTTGAAAACCCTCTTGTACACCTTGAGCTCTACGAGCTTCAGTTTGCCTTGTTGTATCATCGCCTCCAAGATCAGTGCCAAATGTCTGCGCTAATCCAGTACGGTACGATAAATCCTGACGTTGCTGATCTAGTGTCCTATTACCATCGTATATACCAGTCAACGCACCACGCTGCATGCCTTCTTGAGCTAACGCAGACCTCTCAGACTCACGTTGCTGATCACGCCTTATAGCATCCTGAGACAAAAACTCCCTAGTACCTAAATCCCTAGAGAACTGTCCCATACGATCAGCTTCGTTCTGCTGCCTACCTGCTAATCCAGCCTGTTGATTAGTCCCATACAGCCCAATCCCTTGCTGTATAGCTTGCCCTACACCAGCATCTCGTTGACCCTCAAACTGAGCATCTATGGATTGCTGACCTCTAAGTACACCAGACTCAAATTCACCGAACTGCGAAGCCGTAGCTCCACCACCACGCAACACTCCAAGCCTATTCAAACGCTCAGATAGATCCTTACGCGATTTCGAGGCTTGATCTTGGTAACTTCCCGAAGCAGCTTGACGGCGTTTCTCATATGGATCTCCCGTCAATCTACCAGAGATAGCACTTTCTAACTGTCCTCCAAAACTTCCTGTAGCCATTAGTGTACTCCTAGCTTACGTACAGTTTCATTCCCGATAGGTTTATACATCAACATCGAGCGGCGCACTGTAATAGGTTGATCTAAGGTACTATTCTCATATCTTATCTGACTCACAGGACTATACCCATGCAAATCAGTATCATTTACAAACGCTGTAGTTGACGATCTAATACTCGAAGACCCTATAGTAAACGCGGTTTCCAAAGCATCCGTAGGATCTCCAACCTGAAACGTATCACCTTTTGTAACAATCCCTGGACCCGTCTGATACACCGATGTATCATATGCTACGTCAGCAGCATTGAACTCATGCCTAGCGTATAACCATCTAACTCTTGTAGCCACGGACACAGGAGGCGTAGCAGCAGTAGTAGCTTTAACGGTAAAAGTTGACGTAGAGTCATTGGTACCTGTGTTATGTTTGTACAAAAAGCCATCAGCATTCCCTCCTAAATGTGGCAGATCTTCAAAATACGCGCCACAAATACGAGTGTTCTGTGTATACACACCTACCCATTGACGTAATTTGTAATTCCACACTAAAGCGACATTCATATACTGCTGATTAACACCATACGGTACCCAGAACCATACTTGATCGTCTGAAGTCACTAAATGCGCAAAACTATAACTTAATCTGTCTTTATTAATATTATCCCAAAACTCTGAGCCATCAAAATTACCTGATATCTTCTGCGGTGGTTCAGAGCCTCCCCATTCGTATATACCATCACGCCGCATAAATAACTGATTACCATATTCCTCTGTTATTAGGCTACGTCTAGATATAGTCCCTCGGTCTGCACGTCTTTGTCTACTATATGGTATGTCAGCATTACCCGTGGGAAACAAACCCCAGATGCCATCCTCATTATGGAGACCTAGGAAGCTCTTAATGGGAGCTGCACCTGTGATCTGACCATCTGTGATATAATAATCATTAGCCCCAAATGATGTTATATCTGTGGTTGAAGAGTAATGAGCTAATCGCTCACCTTGATTGGTACTGACATACCAAAGTCTATTATCCCAGAATACAGCCGAATCCGCAGAAGTAACCCCACTAGATCCCATACCTGCGGCTGCTATATTACCCCCTGCAGCAGTCCACTTAATAGGTGCATCGTTACCTATACCATTGACTCCTATTAACGTCCCACCTGCATTAGCAGTAACCCAATACTTATCTATATGTGCTGTAATAGTAATCGAGGCTGTACGATCTGTCCATGTGCCATCTACATCCTCATAGAGCTTAGTGCCTGCAATTATAAACACCGCACTTGAAGATGCCGTAAATCTCTGTTTGCCCGTAGCTACAACAGACGGAGGACCAGACAAAGCACTAGATATGTACTTCGCTGTCCCCCGCCGAGTATTCAATGATCCTGCGTTATCCAGGTACATATTCTCAATCCTAGACAACACATTAGGTGCTAGATCAATGGCAGGGACAGAATAATTTACTGTCTGCCACGGGCCAAATTGAATACCTTCCGCTTGTATCGCCATTAGGAAGCTACCTGTAATGAGCCTTCTTGAACCACGAAACTAAATTGACCGGGCCTAGAATCTCTACGCCCCATACGGAATTTGCGATCTGAACTAAAATTACGATTGTACATTAATCCTGTTTGTACGTAGCTTTGTTTATACTGGTTTTCTTTGATCGCTCCATCAGCATCACCCTTCTCAGAATGATACAGTTCTGATATACCATGCATTATAGCCGCTTGAAACCATACAGGAGCGTATATATCATAGTCAGTAGTAAGATTAGTAGTCGTTATATCAGGCACGTTAGCTACGTATTCGTAAGTAACCGTAGCCGTGGAGTCTGGCTGAGGATACAAAGTAACCTGAGTTTCACCTACAGAGGACTCGTTCACACCACTGTAGAACAAAAACCTAGGATCGCCAGTTTCTGACCTGTCTATGTCTAGCTCGTCTATATAACTCTCAGTTACGATTTTAATCGGATTATCATTAGTTGTGTCTTTAAAATGCCTAGTATGGGCTACATCAGATGCTAGATCATACTCAGACGTACCAGAAGACGTACTAAACGTACCTTGCTTATGCCTAAATACCCAAGGCATAGACAATAACTCTGCCATTGTCATATTTGCATAATCTATAGCATTATCACGATACGTTTGATTAGTAACCGTCAAACCTGCGCGTCGTAATGCTATGTCTAATATAGTCTGTGGAGTCATAATTACTCACTCGCGGTTAGAGCCAAAGCCTCAAAATCTTCATCGTATTCAACACCCGTGCTACTTACCTGATCTCCTTCGAGCCATTTCTTCTGCCATAGTGCTACAGCACGTTCGCCTTTAAGTGCGATTGCTTCTGGAGCTACAGGCACAAAATTCTCACCGTGATACGCTTCTCCAAAAGTACGCATATTCTGGAGCGCATCAATATTACCCTTACGCCGTTTCTTAGTGACCGTTGATACACCAAGAGCTTTAGCCATAAGACTCTTAGTTTCAGCAGACGACCCCTGGATGAGCTGTACTAGTGCATCCGCGGTAAGCGCGTCTTTCGGGACAGCACTGTCCGTAACGGGTTTGGTAGTTTCAGTTAGTTTATTCATTTGGATTTAGGTTTAGTCTTACGCTTAGTAACAGTTTTTCCTGTGGACTTAGCGTAGGACTTGGCAGCTTTCTGACCTGCCTTGGAATATGAGAACTTCTTACCACCTACTTTAGGCATTTGTAAGCTCCTTAGTTAAGGTGAGGACACCGCCTCGATGCCCTCACCCTAGGATTAAGTGTTCTATACAGCGCCAAGGCGCAAGTATACACTTATATACTCACCAGTAGCGGCAATCTGAGCGCAGATGCCAATCAAAGGTTCTGTATAAGCATCTTGCAACTGACAAGCACCAGAGGTACCATCCCCAAGCGTTAAATTATCACCAATAGCAGGTACAGCAGTGCCATTAGTTTCCATTAGCACCGCAGCAACTCCAGACGTTTGAAACCATCCGTAGTAACCCGAAGTGAAAGCGACCGGGCTAACGCCAGCGACCAGCATATCAGTGGCAGTAGCACTTACCAACTTATTATATTGATTACCAGAGATAATAATATCAGAAGCGGTAGTCAAAGCAACTTTAATCGGGTCATAAAGCTCAAAGTCAACATCATTTGTTACCGTAGCAGATGTTGCGCTATTGCTCTTGATGCGGTACTGAATACCTTCGCCAACACCCGTTGTAGGAGCAGTCAATATCTGAAGATAGCCTCCTGCAAACTGATTTGCGTCTATTGACGCTATTTCAATCTGAACCTTCAACGAACCTGCGGCTGGGCTGTAATCACCCGCTGCAGCTTGTACTTTATTCGCCAACTTAACGTGACACGTAGCTGATACGTCTGTCGCAACCAAATAACCCGCAGGAATTGCAGCTGCAGTTACGCCATACCTAAAAGTACGTCCATCAGCTAGCTCTAGCTTTTCCCCTAAGGCAAACTTAGCCGTAGAAGATTCATCGTAAATACTCTGACCTGCTTTACTTCCAATTCCAGCACCACCAATACGATTAGCACCGAAGTTATGATTAAGATACGACATTTTAAATTCCTTTCCCTATGGGCAGGGCTAAACCTCCATTGGCTTGGAGGCAGGATATTAGGTTAGCGCAGTGGCGACACCATGACGCCGTGCGTTGTTGATAACAAGCTGACAACCAAACACGATATACGCAACCATCGCGAACTGATTAACAGGTTCCTTAAACGCCGTCTTCGCAAAGTTCTTACCCTGCTGTATCTTCAACTTCAGATACTTGCTGTTGATAAGATATGCATGCTGCGACGGACAATCACGATCATACTGGATCGTGGCACCACGGAAGATAGGCGAACCTGCGTCAGCTTTGCCAGTCTCACCCGCAGCTAAACGAGCATATCCAGTACCTTCGAAAAGGTTCTGCATGTCACCGAACACCGTCAAAGTAGTAAAGATATGCGAAGGCGTATCGTTACCCTCAGAGCAGCTATTCCAGACAGCACCCAAACGCTGAGTACCAACATTGATATTGCTCGAAATACTATCTACATCCGAAGACGTAGTATCAGCCTGATTCCTCCACCAAGACTCAGTAGCACGATTAATACCCATAACCGTACCGGTCGTTGGCGCATCAGCAATCAAATCCTGCAAGCCTAGAGTAGACTTACCAGTCTGTGCGCTAAAGAAAGCCGCGTTGACACTATCACGTGCAGTCAACATAGACTGCTGAGTCTTAGCTTCGAGGATCTTCTTAGCGGCATCACTCAACCGACCTTCATCACGCTCAGTCATCGAGATAGTGATAGGAGTAGCAGTATAACGCCAGGGTGCATACCCCATCGTGATACCATCAACAGCATCGGTATTAACCGTATCATATCCATCAAACCAAGTAGCCGAGTTCTTACCGTACAGCAAGTCTTCTTGAATTTCCTTGCCTCCGCCTTCGACCTCAGCATTAGCCGACAGCATTTTCAACAACGGATATTCGTCAAAAATATTATCCGTAAGACGTTTGCGCTTGGAACGCATCGTGAGAGTCCACGCCGCATCCCATGTTTCAGTGACGCTAGTAGCAGCCATAATAAATTACCTTTTAAGTAAATCCTAATTTTTTAAGCCCTGTGAGGACTTCAGTATCAGACAAATCTGCATTAGACTGTCCCATACCACCTCCTCGCGGAGCAACACTTTGTTGTGCATTACGAATTATGTTCCTAGAATTAACATTACCTTCCGATCGGCGACCAGACGCCATCTCGTATGCCGTACGTACTGTGTGAGGTTGACCGGTCTCACGGTTAGGTAATCCTCTAAGCCTAGAAATTTCTTCATGGTAATCCTTCAACGCTTCCTGGCTATGACCCGATTGGACAGCTTCCTGAATTTCTCCAGAAACTTTGTCTTCAACTCGGTTCTGTTCTCCACCGCTCAGATACTGAACATTTTGCTGAAGGTTGCCAAGTTCTTGCTGTAAGGCTTGAACCTGACCTAGTAGCGGGTTTATGACGGCATTCGCAATACCCTCGACTACTACAGCTTCATCATACCCATTGTTACCGGGAGTGAATCCAAAATTCTCTAGTACGGACGGTGATCCCTGGGCTTGCGCGTTAGGATCTTGGTTTTGTGCGTTAGGGTTTTGTGCCTGAGTTATCTGTTGCGTTGCGCCTAGTGCGTTACTGTATTGTGACGTAACATCTTCCATCTGCTTTTGCGTATCACGCATATCCATATTGGTCTTATTGACCATACCGTATATGTTACGCATAGTGCGTAATTGCGGTTTCCACTCTTCGGGGACTTCTTCCTCGCGAACAGTAGACCAGTT